GCCACTGCCCTGTCCTCGCATATCTCGATGAGGGACATGTCAGAGCGCAGCAGGCTGTCCAGTATCTCCGCATGGATGGAGGCGTCGTAGTCCTCCGTGTCTATAAAGCTGCTCATAGTCTCTTGGTGTTCTTCTTTGTGAAATACGTAACTGGTATCGTCTCCGTCGGGTCTGCCGTCGCCGCCTTGTCGCGGAGCCATCGGAGTGCTCCCTCGACGCAGTCCGGTCCGTCGGCGGGATATTTGAGAGAGAGAGTGAACATGAGGAACTGCTCCTCCAGTCGCTTCATGTGAGGGTTGTCCCGCTGCTCCTCGTTGAGGATCATCCGTCCCGTCGAGTTCATCGGCTCGAGGTTGGCCTCGATGCGCGTCGCCTTGTCGGTCTTCTTCTTCGTGTCCGGGAGGATGTTGAACGTCCGTCCCGTCCGGATGTCTATCTCTCGCCGCTTCTCCTGGACGAGGGGTTTGAAGACCTGCTGGAAGAAAGGGTCCTGGAGCTTGTTGTTCTCCATGACGTTGTAGACCGTCGCCTCCGTCCCGACCTCGTTGTCCAGTGCGGCATACCACTCGATGAACTCCGAGTTGAGACCACGGTCGAGTCGGCAGTCGAAGACGTAGAGGACGCCTTTCAGAAGCCCCGCAAGCACCACGGCCTTCGTCGAGCTCTGGCGGCTCTTGTTCTCGGAGGGCGCGGGGTCTCCGTAGGCGACGAGGTAGCGAAACTTCTTCATCGGCGGCATCTTGCCCCACGTCAGCTCCCGGAAGACGTCGCCCTCACTCAGCGGGTTGTTGAAATACTCCTGCTGCGCCGCTCGGGCGGAGATCTGCCCGAGAATGCGGTCTATGTCCTCCTCGCTGTTCTTCTCCGGCCACGTGCTTCGCCCTTGCTTGTCGCGGATATTGATGACGTCCACGTGCGTCGCCATCTTCATCGCTCGCGTGATGCACGAGTCCTTGGCGATGACGTTGCCGTTGAAGAGGACACGGCACGCCTCGGAGACCGATCGAGTCGGGAGGAGGGCGCTCTCGACCCATTCCCACGTCTGGCGAACTCGGTCGGGGTTGCGGCACGCCTCGTCCGTGTCGAGGTCGTCGATGAGGATGAAGTCCGGGCGAGTCTCGGCGTTGCGTGTGCCTCGTGGGCTCTGCCCCGCTCCGAGGGCACGAAACGAGCAGCCGCAGCGGGCGGTGAACTCGCCGTCCTCCCATTTCCCCTCGACGGGCTGCGGACCATAGTCGAGCGTGATGCGGAGGTCGTTCTGGAGCTGACTCTTGAACGGGTCGAGGAGTCGGCAGGCGTTGTCATACGAGTTGGAGACGACGAGGACGTTGCGGACCTTGCCGGTGAGGGCGAGGTAGCATATCTCCATCATGCTTCGGGCACTCTTTGCCAGCTCACGGCTCCAGGCACGGACCTCGTAGGCGTTCGGGTCGGCGAGAAGTCTTTTCGTCGCCTTCCGGTGGAACGCTGCCGGGCGGCACTTGCAGTAGCGGTGGAAGTAGTAGGCGAACCATTCCTCGGGGTCGGCCTCGAGCTTCGCCCTCCGTCTTGCCCTCTGCTCGGGCGGCTCGTGGATGTCGACGTCGGCATTCGAGACGAACGTCCCGTAGAACTCGTCCCACTCCGTCCGTGCCTGCTTGGGGGTCAGTTTCCGTTTCATAGGCAGCTCTTTATGTATCCGTCGAACAGTGCTGCGACCGTCTTCACCGTCTCTGCGCTCTCTGCCGTCCGCCGGACGTAGGAGAGGAACTCCTTGCCGACCTCTATCTTGTCTCCGATGTTGGTCTCGGTCTCGAGGTTTCGGATGGCGGCGGTCAGCTTCGTGAGCGTGTCGGCGTCTCGGCTGCCGACGTAGCGCTCGCCCTCGGGCCGTGCGTCGATGCTGTCGTTGAGCTCCTTCAGGTGGGCGTAGAGGCGCGAGAGCTGCATCGTCTTTGTCGTGACGACGCTGGTCCTCATCTCCTCCCACTTGCCGTCCCTGACCCATCGGGTCATCGTGTTCTGACTGACGCCGACCCTCTCGGCAATGTCCTTCTGGAGGGCGTCGGGCTCGGAGAGGTAGAGGTGCTTGGCGTAGTCCTTCTTCTGCTTGATGCTGAGGTCTTTTTGCTCGTCCATTTTTACTATATTTGTGGGGTTTCTAGAAAGGCCGTCAAAAGGCGTGTAAAAGACATTTAAATCACAATGTATCGTAGTACGAAGGAGAGGGCCCATGCAGTCCGCGAGCTGTTCCGGCAGTGGTATGAGCCGGGGCGGCAGGACCGCTGCAAGCGCTGGGTCTGGCGGACGAAGATCCTGCCGGAGTTCGGCATCTCTCTCCGTACCTTCTGCCGCTACCTCGGCTTCTCCGAGGAGGAGGTCATGGCGGAATATGACCCCGCCCACGATCCTCGCCAGATGAGCCTCTTCCCTGACTTCTGACACTGCAAAATTCGCTCAGTACACCCCCTCCACCAAATAGGCGTGCCACTCTGGCGCTCCTGTTTGGCGGGGCTCTCCGTACGTCCGAAATTTGCTCTCGGAAACGAAAAAAGACCGGGGATATAGCTCAGACGGATAGAGCACCTGCCCTGCAAGCAGGGGGTCGAGGGTTCGAGTCCCTTTATCTCCACAGAAACGAAAAGAATCAAGGACTATGGACGAGACATGGACATGGATAGCGGTCGAGGGAGCCGACGACCTGGACAACCTCATCTGCGAGATGAAAAGAAACGGATACACCATAACAGGCATATCCGTCCGGATCTCGACTCGCGAGAAGCAGCCTACTGCTCTACCTCGGAAAGTCTGGCGCTGTCTGCCGCCGCTCGGCAAAGCTCCTGAAGCCGCTCCGCAAGATGAGGGCAGGCAGTGAGCCGCAAGGTGTGCACGCCTCCGTTCCACTCCGACAATTTCAGACCACGAAAACCATGAGAGAGATAAACGAAATAATCATCCACTGCACCGCCACCCCCGAGGGGCGGGACTACACCGTCGACGAGATCCGCCGATGGCACACGCAGCGTGGATTCGCCGACGTAGGCTATCATTTCATCATCCATCTCGACGGCAGCATCGAGCCGGGGCGTCCGCTGACGCAACCTGGGGCTCACTGCACCGGGCACAATGCCCAGTCCATAGGCGTAGCCTACGTCGGCGGTCTCTCCCGTGGCAACCTCAAGCCCATGGACACCCGCACGGACGCTCAGAAGACCGCACTCCGCAACCTCGTCCGAGACCTCAGGACGCAGTTCCCCAGGGCTACCGTCCACGGCCATCGGGAGTTCGCCCGCAAGGAGTGCCCCTGCTTCGACGTCCGCAAAGAATTCTCTAACCACTAACCCTAACCCCGAGATATGATAAGAATCAACCGAGAGTTCTGCCTGACGGACAACTCCGTCAACTGCTACGGCTACCGCCTACTGACGGAAGGCCTCGAGATTGACAAGTTCCGCCCGCCCGTCGGCTACTTCATGCACGACCGCGACCGCGGTGTCGCCCTCACGTGGACCGACTTCCGTGTCGAGGGCGATGCTCTCTTCGCCACTCCGATTGTCAACGACACCCTCTTCCCGGACCTCGCCAAGCAGATAGAGGACGGCTTCATCGCCGCAGCCTCCGTCGGTCACATCGTCGCCCTCGAGCTGTCCGACGACGCCGACGACAAGCTCCCCGGGCAGACTGGTCCGACGGTCAAGCGCTGGTACCCTCGCGAGGTCTCCCTCGTCGACATACCGGGCAACCCGAACGCCCTCGCACGACTCTTCGACGAGAAGGGCTCCGTCCTCCGAGACCTCAGCGCCCAACTAAACAACCCGAGTTCACTTAATACCCACGATATGGACATCAAGAAACTATTCCCCGACCTCACGTGCGACGCAGACAACGAGCAGGAGGTCATAGCCTACGTACAGGACCTCCGCGACCGTGCCACGCGTTGCGACCAGGCAGAGCAGCGACTCGCCGAGCTCGAGTCTCAGCAGCGCCAGACTGCCGTCGGTCAGATCATCGCCACCGCACTCGCCGACCACCGCATCGAGCAGAACGTCGCCTCTCAGCTCGCTGCCGACTATGCCGACCGCCCGGACGCACTCCAGAAGCTCGTCGACATGATGCCAGCCAGGAAGAAGGTCCCGACGCCACAGCCCCGTGAGGGACAGGCGGAGACCGACCTCGCATGGGACGAGCTCGACCGCCGTGGTCTCCTCCCGAGCCTCAAGGCCGAGAACCCCGACCTCTTCAAGAAGAAGTTCCACGACCGCTTCGGCACCGACTGGGCTGACTAACCGGACAGCCCAGACGAGACGCACTCCTCTTTGCAGACGACGATACCTACTGTCTTAATCCTTGACTTCGTCGACCTTTCTCACGCTCGGCAATTTGTGCAAGCACATTGCTCTCGCTTAATCGAAAGGTTGTTCTAATGGACCGAGACCGCAAGATAGGCAAAAAAACGCTCATTCCTAATTCCTCATTGCTCATTCCTAATAACTGAATTGTATGGCTCTACAAACCCAGATCTGGCTCGCCGACATCGTCGAGCCCCTCTTCGCGGACAACTCGTTCGCCAGCCGTAGCATCAACCACTCCGGCTTCGTCAACCACAACACCGTCCACGTCCCGAACGCCGGGGCGGCACCGTCGGTCGTCAAGAACCGCTCTCAGCTGCCGGCGCAGATAGGGCAGCGGACGGACATCGACCTGACGTATCAGATGGCC